CTCACCGCCGATGTTGAGCTCTATCCCGGCGTGGCGATCGCGATCGGCGGCAAGCTCACAGACATCCTTGGCCTGACCAACGCGGTAAATTTGAAGAAGCTCTGAGGGAGAAGGTCGCGGGGGTCCAGGAAAGCGTTATCGAAATGGGGCTTCTGGAGATATACCGCTTTCTTCCCCCGCCTCTCTTGGAGGGATTTGACCCTGAAGCAATAGGCAGCATCAGCGAATTTCTGGACTATGTGGCAAAGGCCCGCATCGTTCAGGAGATGGAAAAGGATATCCTCGCCCGAGCGATCAGCGAAGTGTTCTCCTCATAAATGGAGGTGAGAACAGTGTGAGCTTAGAATCCATCTTCAAATTGTCGCTCGTCATGAACATGGTCGACCACCTCTCCGGCCCGCTGGCCGGTATCGCCTCCCGCGTGGGGGCGGACGTGTCCAAGCTGGACGCGCTGGGGCAGACCTTCGGCGGGTTCGTCAAGGCGGGCACAGCGATGCAGGGAGCTGGCTCCCAGATCACCAGCGCAGTGCTCGCGCCCGTAGAGGCCACGTTTGAAACACGCCGGGCCCTGGGCGAGCTGGCCTCCCTGGGCGTGGAAGACCTGGACGCGCTGGAGAGCGCGGCCCGAAACTTCTCCGACCAGTGGAGCGGCACCACAAAGGCCGACTTCATCAGCGCGGCCTATGACATCAAGAGCGGCATATCGTCCCTGTCGGACGAGGGCGTTGCCGAGTTTACCGCTCTCGCAGCCCTGACCGCCAAGGCCACCAAGTCGACGGCCTCGGAAATGACCTCCCTGTTCGCCACCGGCTACGGCATTTATAAGGGCTACTATGATGACCTCACCGACATCCAGTTCGGGGAAATGTTCTCGGCTGGAATAGCGGAAAGCGTCCGGGCGTTCAAGACGTCCGGCACCGGCATGGCCCAGGGCATCCAGAGCCTGGGCGCGTCGGCCACCACCGCCAACGTCCCTCTGGAGGAGCAGCTTGCGATCCTTGGTATGCTGCAAGCCACCATGGGAGGGGCGGAAGCCGGTACAAAGTACAAAGCCTTCCTCCGCTCGGCGGCGAAGGGCGGCGAGGCACTGGGCCTCTCCTTCCTTGACGCCAACGATCAGCTCCTGTCTATGCCTGAAATCCTCGAACAGCTTCGAGGCAAGTTCGGCGAGACAATGGATGCCGCTGAGAAGATGGAGCTGCAGAAGGCTTTCGGGGACACCGAAGCCGTCGCCCTCATCGACCTGTTGTATTCCAAGACCGGAGACTTGCAGGACAACATCCTCAACCTCTACGACGCGATGGGGCAGGGCACCGGAGTCGCCCAGGATATGGCGTCTGCTATCCAGGAGACCGAACCGGAGCGGTTCGCCCGCCTGCAGCAACGCATCCACAACGTGACAGAGTCCATAGGCAACAGCCTCCTCCCCACGGTCAACGACCTCATGGGGAAGGGGGAGCGGGTGCTCACCAAGGTCGCCTCCTGGATAGAGGAGAACAAGGAGCTCGTCAAGATCATCATGCTCATCGTGCTGGCGATCGGCGGCTTCCTCACCGTGGCGGGCACCGTGATCGCGGTCGTCGGCGGCGTCGGCCTCATCATCACCAAGGCGGTCTCCGCTTTCAAGATACTCAAGGCGGGGTTCTTATTGGCGAAGGGCGCACTGGTACCGCTCATAGGCTCCGTGTGGAGCTTCACAGCGGCCCTGCTCGCCAACCCCGTGACCTGGATAGTTATAGGCATCGTGGCCCTTATAGCAGCCCTGGTGCTGCTTTACAACAAATGCGAGTGGTTTCGCAACGGCGTCAACGCAATTCTGAGCTTCTTCAAGGAGAAGCTGGGCGCGGCTCTGGAGGTCGCCAGGAATATCTTCGGTGCGATTGGCGGCGTGATTGGGCGCGTTCTGGGGGCAGCGAAAGCCACCGTCCAGGAGAAGCTGGACAACATGAAGCGGGCCTACGAGGAACACGGCGGCGGCATCCGGGGCGCGGCAGCGGCGGCGATGGAGGGCGTCAAGGGCATCTACACAGCCGGGTACACCTTCCTGGATAAGCTCACCGGGGGCAAGCTCACCGAGCTGAAGAACGCGGCAGCACAGCAGCTGGGCGAGCTGAAGACCATCTACGAGGAGAACGGCGGCGGCATCCGAGGTGCAACCGTCGCTGCAGTCGAGGGCGTCAAAGGCGCCTTTGGCGCAGGCTACAATTTTTTGGACGACCTCACAGGTGGCAAGCTGACGGAGATCAAGGACAAGTTTTCTGAGAAATTATCCCCCATTACCGGCACGGTCGGCAGCATCCTGGACGCGGCAGGAGCTACGGTCAGCGAGAAGCTGGGGAATATGCGGACAGCCTACGAGCAGCATGGCGGCGGAGTCCAAGGTATCGCCGCCGCCGCGATCGAGGGAGTCAAAGGTTACTACACGGCGGGCTTCACCTTCCTGGACGAGCTCACCGGAGGGAAGCTCTCTGAGATTAGCGGCAAGTTCACGTCCACCATGAGCGGTATCGTTCAGGGCATCGGTCAGAAATTTAATGAGGCTGGATCAGCCTTTATGACCGGTCTGGACAATATCAAAAGCACCATCACAGGAGCCGTGACTTGGTTTTTCGACTCCGGCAAAAAAATTGTCAGCACTTTTGCTGATGGTATCCGGTCAGCCTTCTCCGGTGCAGTAGACACTGTCAAGGGCGGACTCCAGAAGATCCGCAACTTCCTTCCGTTCTCGGATGCGAAGGAGGGGCCGCTCTCTACTCTGACTCTCTCGGGCCAGCGCACCATGACTACTTATGCCCATGGGCTGGCCTTGGCCCAGGATGCACCCGCTGACGCGATGGAGCGGGGACTCCAGAAGGCAAAGTCCACCCTGGGTCGTAAGCCGGCTGCAAAGATAGATATCAACGGCAGTCATGGCGATGAAGACGCCGATGCCACTGAAGGTAGCGGCACCAGCAGCGGCGGCAAACAGATCATCATTCAGAAACTCATCATGCAGGTCGACATGAAGAAGATCAAGGACTTGCAGATGCTGCTTTCGCTGCTGAAGGAAATTGAGGACTACAGCAACGGCAACGGTGACGATGACCCGGATGCCGTACCGAGCCCGGCATGAGGAAGGGGGGGACGGCCATGATCTTTATTGAAGATGAACGCATCAAGCTCAACGGGGTCGTCCTCCCTGGCCTTATCAAAAGCATCGAGGTCACGGAGACGGCAAAGGTAGACGAGCAGGAGGTCGAGGGCAGCGCGACCAAGCCCAAACAGGCCACCGGCTACGAGGACGCCAAGGTCATCATTGAGCTCATTATCGACGACACCGAGAGCCAGACCAAATATGAGCGGTACGCCGTTCTGCGCGAGATATTCCGAAAGCCGGAACAAAATGTTCCCCAACCCATTCCCATCGTCAGCGAGGATACAGCGGTCCACGGCATTGAGAAAGTCATCTTCAAAAAGCTCACCCACAAGGGGGAGAACAAGAAGTCGCAGCTCACGGCAAACCTGGAACTATGGGAGTATATCCCTCAGACCATCACCGCCACCAGCAACGCGGGTGGCTCCGGCAGTTCGTCCGCCAGCAGCAAAGCCAAGGCTGCAGCGGCGGCCAGCAACCTTGACCCGGACTATCAGCAATACCTAGGAACCAAGCGGGGCAAGTCGCCCGCCAGCGATATGGTCACCGGCGCGGCGACCGCCGCCCTGAACAAGATCATAACGCAAATGCCATATTGAGGAGGCGCGCCGTGGAAACAACAGAGCTCTATTATCCGCAGATCGCCGCCCAAGCCGGAGGCTATTCCTTCGACAAGGGCATCGAGGTCGAGATACACTCCGCCAAGTCATCCTATTTTGACTGGGCAAAGATCCGCTTCACGGAGCAGTTTCGCCCAAAGATCGTCCTCCCGCGCAAGGCCCCCGGCTCCATCCAGATGGGTTACAACGGCTCGCTGGACGAGGTCTTCTCCGGCTTTGTCGCCAAGGAGTACGACGACGGGGTCTATATCAACGAGGTCAACCTGAAGGATGAGATGCTGCTCCTGGAGGAGACTGTCATCAACGATACGTTCCTGAACACTACGCCTCAGGAGATGATCGCCTTCTTCCTCTCCAAGGCGGGGCTCTCCAAAATGAAGCTCGCCTCGAAGGGGTACCCTAGGCGGAAGATGCTCCCCATCCGGGAGCAGAACGTCGTCCAGGCGATCAACACCATCAATGCGGCCTGGGGAATCAAAGTGCCCTTTTTCTTCTCTGGCGGCACGTTCTACTGGGACGAGAAGCCAGAGCAGAGCAAGGTCTACACTTTCGAGTATGGGGTCAATATCATCAACCTGACCCGGGCGGGCGGCGTGTGGGAGCTGGAGACGGTCTCCGCCCCCTTCGTCAAGCACTCCCACAAGATCGACCTCATCCATCCCCAGATCAGCGGGGAGCAGGAAGTGCTGAAGGTGGTGTCCACCACTAACGACTCCGGCTTCATCCGCACCTATATCTACTTCTGATAGCAGAAAGGAGGGGCGCGTCGATGCTTGAGGAGATGGTCAAGTCGATCGTCAAAAAATTTATCGCCGTGGACTATCCGCATCTGAAGCTCCCCGCCGTCGTCTTTGCAAAGGTGGACTCAGTAAAGATGCTCGACACCTATGAGATCAAGGAACTGGTCATTTTCAACGACGGCACCGGGGACAGCTTCCGGGGACATATCGCGGCCCATTGGTATGAGTACAAGCTCACCGTCCTTGACCGCTTTGGAAGCCCGGACAAGACGTTTCCGGCCCTCCCCAAGATCAAGTCTAAGAAGCAGTTCCAGCAAGGGGCGATGGTGGTGATCGCGCTACCCTATGGCGAGCTGGCCCCGGCGATCATCGGGGAGGCGCGGCTATGACTGGCTTAAAAGATACCGACATCCGCCTGGATGACTCCTGGCAGCTCACCCAGGCGGCGGACGGGGATGCGCCTCTGTGCTCTGGGCTGGACTGCCTCTATCAGAATATCGTCCTGGAGGCGCTCACACAACCGGGCGATCTGTTCTACGACGCCGAGTTCGGCTGGGGCCTCTATGACTTCATCCAGTCGGAGGACACCGAGCTCACCCGCCTGGAAATGACGCAGCGCGTCCGAAGCAAGCTGCAGAAGCGGGAGGTCATTCTCCCGGAAACTATCTGTATAACGATCACCCGCGCCGATGATACCGCCCGGCTCCGCTGCACCTTCCGCTTCGCGGGAGAGGACAGAGCCAGGACGCTCAATATCGTCATTGACGCGGTCAGTGTGGAGGTGATAGCAGCATGATCGATAAAAAGACCCTTGACGCTGTTCTTCCGGTCCCCAGCCTGGAGGAGCTGCGGGACGCCAAGGTGGAGGAGCTGAAGAACGAGGGCTTCGTCATCACCAACTTTCACTCGGGCGGCGTCTTTCACACGATGCTCATGATCGCGCTCCGCATCAAGATCGAGGTCATTGAGCTGCTCCGGCTGGTTTTGAATAATATGTTCGTTTCCCATGCCACCGGGATATGGCTCGACCTGAAGATGGCGGACTACTCCAAGAAGCGCAAACGGGCGCAGAAGGCTCAGGGCTTTGTGACCGTCACCCGCCTGGACATGGAGGGAGAGGCGGTCAAGATCGCCAAGGGCCAGGTGTTCAAGACCGCGCTGGACATCAATGGCGAGGAGCTGCGCTTCTTCTCCATGGAGCCTGCCGTCCTTCAGAAAGGAGCTCAGACGGTGGACGTTCTGGTAGAGGCCGAGATCGAAGGCTCCCGCTATAACGTTCCCCAAGGCCAGATCACCACTTCCCTCACCTATATCGGCGAGGTGGAGATCAGCAACGGCGAGGACTGGATGACCCGGGAGGGCAGTGACACCGAGGACGATGAGAGCGCAAGGACGCGCACCCTCCGCTCCTGGTCGGAGCTGGCACAACGGGCGATCCAGGACACATTTGTCAATACTGCCGAGAGCGTACCCGGCGTATTGTTTGCACAGGCAGATTGCGAACACCCCCGGGGTCAGGGCACTGTCGATGTCATCGTTACAGGTACGGCGGGCGAGGCCACGGAGGGCCTGCTTCAGCTCGTTCGGGAGGCGGTGGAAAAGATCGCCGGTCCTTACGACAATATCCTGGTGAAGTCTTCTATAACTGTAGCTCAAGACGTTGCGGTTGCGGTGACCACGACAGATGCAGCAGTGGACGATGAGATCAGGAGCCGCATCCAGGCCATTCTCACAGAACTTCTGGCTGTTCGCAAAAGCCGAAAACTCAACGAGCTGACGGTCTCAGATATCAACCATGCGATCCGCAGCGGCTACCGTGAGGCGACCAACGTAAAAATATCGCTTCCGGATGAAGATATCAAGCTGGGCAAAGAAAAAGTGATCATCCTTGGAAATGTCTCTGTAATGATCGAGCGGGAGTGATCCAATGAAACGATTTAGTTCTTTTGGAGAGTACATGTTCGACCTCCTTTTCGCGCCGTTAAAAAAAGGACGCCGGATGGTCAATCAATTCGCTATCTTCTTCCGGGTCATCGGGCGGGAGTTTGATGATCTGAAGACGGCAATCTTCCGGGTCAGGGATGAGGCCAATGTCGCCAGCGCATCGGAGATCATGCTGCCTGTCCATGGGCAGGATCGGGACATGCCGCGGTTGGAGGGCGAGGACGCGGAAGCATACCGCACCCGCCTCTCCATGAAAGGGGTCATCTCCGAGTGGGGCGGTACGCGAAAGGGTATCCAGTACGTGCTTACATCACTTGGATATGAGCAGAGCACGATCACGCCTGTCTATGGGCAGGACCCTGAACGGTGGGCGGAATTTTCCGTTGACCTCGGAGTAGCCAACGCCAACGCGGTGAAGAACTCCTATCTGATCTTCAGCGAGGTCCAAAGAGTGAAAGAGGCGTCCAGCAGATTGGCAAGTATCGTCTTCACTGCTCCAACGGCTTGCGCCGCGCTCCATCTGGGCGGTCCCGCTGGTCTGGCAGTTTATTTTCCGCTGCTGCAGGCAGAGGATCTGTTCAGCTTCCGGGACAGCCTCCATATCGGTGGCTCCTTCGCGGCACGGACCTCGATCCCGATCCCAGAAGATACGCCGCCATCCTTCCACATCCTGCGCACCGGCGGAGTATGCACGATCATCTTGAATCAGTCAAAGGGGGATCGACCACAATGAATTACGCATATAAACCCACTACCAACGGACGAGCGGCCCTGGCGGCATGTCTTGCATTGGAGAAGGCACCGAAAATCGTCCGCGTGGCATTCGGTAGCGGAAGAGTGGAGGACGGCGTTGATCTGACGGACGTACATGAGTTGCGCTCCTATGTCGCAGACGGGACGGTCACAAGAAGGCGTCATGAGAATGACCGGTTTTATCTCACCATCCAGTATACCAACGAAAAGCACAAAGATGTAAAAATGTTCCTGCTGTCCGAATTTATCGTATACATTGAGAACCCAGAGACTGGCAGGGAGACAGATCTGTTGTATGGGACTATGGGTGATTACTGCATCCCTGTGCCCGCCTATAACCCGGCTTTCCCGCCCAGCATATTCAATTTCCCTTTGGAAATGATCCTGTCTGATGAAATCGATGTCCGCATCACCGCTCCCACAGGGCTGGTCACTTATGATGAGCTCATAGAAGCCATAGGAGACCACAACACCGCTCCCAACGCTCATGGCGCTCTTCTGGCGGCGTTCAGAGCAAGTCTATGGCGTACGGTCCGCACTCGGGAGCGAGATCCGTCAAAACCGGCTTATGGTCTGGACGGCGGAACGGGGACCGGAGAAGTGCTCCTGGATGCAGGACCCTATACCGGCGCGGCGGAGATATCCGCTGTGGTCAGCGGTATCGAGTACGATGCCAAAAACATAAGCGCAAACGGGGACAACGCCCCCGATGGAACGCTGATATTAACAAAATTGGAGGAATAGCACATGAACACAAAGCACATTCTGGAGAAGATCAGGCTGGAGGGTGAACTCTACGATCTTATTGCCAAGAGCAATGGCGAAAACGTGACCGTCACCTACGGCGGCAAGGAACAGACCCTGAGCGCGGCGCTGGCGGCGATCTTTACCAGCGTCACCGACCTGCCTACGGCGGACGGAGTGGACAGCAAGATCAGCGCCGCTATCAGCGAGCTGATCGGCGGCGCTCCGGAGACCTACGACACCCTCAAGGAGATCGCGGACTACATCGCCTCCCACCAGGATGTCTCCAATGCCCTCACCGAAGCCATCGGTAAGAAGGTAGACAAGGTGGAGGGCAAGGGCCTGAGTACCGAGGACTTCACCACAGCTCTGAAGGAAAAGCTGGAGGCTCTGCCGGAGAGCATCGCGGAGGCTACCACGGAGAAGGCCGGTCTGATGAGCGCGGCGGACAAGACCCGGCTGGACAGCATCCGGGGCGTCCGCTACGGTACTGAAGTCCCCGCTGATATGAAGGACGGAGAGCTCTTCGTCCGGGTCATCAGCGCAGTATAATGACACTGGGAGGGCGGGGGAAGCCCCGCCCTCCCATTTCAAAAAGGAGAGTAGATCAAATGCCTATTATTGAGCGCGATGTTGTATTGCAGGGCGTCGATGAACATGGAAATCAAACCATGGATCTGCCCATTACACGGCTCGGAAATATTGAAGACACAGCAGAAAAAAAGGACGCACCGACGCTGGCAGACTACATTCCGGTCATTGATATGGCTGATGACGGGGAAATGAAGAAGACGCCGGTATCTGCGCTGCAAGAGGCGATGGGAGAGATGTATCGGCCTCGATCCAGGAACATTACCTTGTCAACGGCGGGCTGGACAGGGGCAGGGCCCTATACCCAGGCGGCAGCTGTAGAGGGCGTCCATGCGGATGAGGCCGGGCAGCTGGTACAGGTGGCTCCAACGGCAGGTAGCCGGGCAGCGTGGCAGGAGGCCGGTGTGCTGTGTACTGGGCAGGGGACGGGGACGCTGACCTTTGAGGCCCAGGAGAAGCCGGACGTGGATATTTCCGTCTATGTCATCTTACAGGAGGTACAGGCATGATCATCA